TTCGCAAACCAACACAACTGACTATTTGTCATTTCATCTGGTTTACCAAATGTTTTTTCCAGATGTTTTGAATATTCAACTGGTTCTTCGTTTTCCCAATTGTTATATGACTCTGTAATAAAGGACTTAAATGTTTTCACAATTTACCCTTTCCAAAGTTAGAGACATTGATTGGTTTACCTTTTCTGTCTGGATCTTTGTCATACTTTCTTTTTGCACGAACCGCAGCTGCACGTTGTTTCTTTGTGAGTTGTCTTATCTTGCGATTAGACATACATTTTGGTTTTGGTCCATCTGGCTCACCATCACCATCTTTGTCTGGTCTTGCACATGGACCCAAAACAGAACCATCTGTCCCTATTCGTTTCCATCCACCTTGGGGATCTTTCTTATCGAACCACTTTCGTAGGTCTTCAGAAAACTCCTTAAACCTTTTCACTCTGACCTCCAAGTTCCACCTTTGGACTTATACCATTTTGCTGCCCATCCATTTGCATAAGCTGACGGATAAACATCAAACTTTTGTTTTGCAAGTGCTTTTGCCCTAGACCAAAGTTTTGGGTTGTTGGGAACACTTTTTTCTGTTATAAACTCTTTGAAATTTTTCATTAGTTGTCCACCTTTGCTGATGCTCTCCATTGAAAACAGCTCCAATACCTTGCTTTGTATTTAGGGCCTGGGTCTGAGCAGTTATGTCTTGCACGAAATGATTTTCTCCTTGCAGGATCATCTCGTTTGATTTCCATATTTGGATCTCCGAAATTTACTTTGACTACATTACCTTTTTCATTTTTTACGTAAACTGAAAATTTCTTCGGACCTTTAGGAGTACGAAAAGGGTTGTTAAGTTCTACTTTTCTACCTTGATATTCCGCTTCAGTAATTACATGGTCAAACTGGTCATCACATTCATCACAACATTTTTCAGAAAACTCTTTGAAGGATTTCATTTTTTGACTCTCCAAATATCATTGATACATTGTACTTTATCATAAACTTGCAAGTGTTGTAACATTGAATTTACTGGTGTAACGTCTTCTCCAAGTTTATGAGAAAGTGCAAGTAAATCGCTTGGTTTCTTTTTAAGGGTTGATAATACTTTTTCCTCAAAAGAGGAATATTCATTAAACTTTTTCATTTGTATCTTTCGTTTTTCTAACTGGCCAGTTGGTGCAGTATGGGTGTTTTGGATCGTATTGTTTTATCATAGTAACTCCAACATACTTTTCTCTCCCAACTGGTTCATCCCATTCATCACCACACACATCAACTCCATGATCTACTTGAGGGAGCGGACTCTTATAAGCCAACCTTTTTCTCCTTTAGAAGTGTTATAAGTAAAAATTGTTTCTAACTCAAAGTCCTTGTTTTTCTTTGTAGTCATTTATTGCTGCCTTAATCGCATCCTCTGCAAGAACCGAACAGTGAATCTTGACAGGTGGAAGTGAAAGTTCTTCCACGATTTCCGTATTTGATAACTCCATCGCTTTATCAATAGTTCTACCCCTAACCCACTCAGTAGCAAGGGAACTAGCAGCAATAGCACTACCACACCCAAATGTCTTAAACTTAGCGTCTTCAATAATTCCTGTTTCATCATCTACCTTTATTTGAAGTTTCATTACATCACCACATTCAGGCGCTCCAACAAGACCAGTACCAACGTTATCGTCAGCGGAATCAAGAGAACCCACATTCCTTGGTTTTTCATAGTGATCTATTACCTTATCTGAATAAGCCATTATTTCTTTTTTTCTAATGTTTCATAAATTGGGTCAGTCGTATGATGTTCCGTGCTTTTTAAAAGTGTTCTTGATGATGCAAGACGATCAAGATTTTCAGGTGTTTGTGGAAACTCAATTACTTTTCCATTTTCAACACCCGACATAATTTTTAACCTCTTCTTAATCCACTCAATCATTATCCCATTCTAGTAATTCTTGTTCACCTGTCTCTGCAAGGTATTCCCGATTCTTCCAATGTTCACCTTTTACATCGTCTTTGTTTTGGCCCCAATAACCAACTGCATGGCCATGTTCACACATCCATTGATTCAAGTTTGTCCACCCTTCATACTCGTGACCTTCTTCACCACAATGTACCCAGAGTTCTCCAAGAATCCTACCAAACTTACCTCTTGAGTCAGCTTCAGGACATCGGAGTTCTATCTCTACATCATCTCTATCTGAATCAATCGCCCAGTGAACCCATTTCTTTAGGTTCTTTTTACTCAGAAGACCATAGACCTTCTCGTTCTTGTGTCGTGTTCTGGACTCTGGTGTATCAATACCAAGTAACCTTACACGACTTTTGAACATAACATCAAACCCTAAATCAAAAACACAATCAACTGTATCTCCGTCTACTACTTTTGTCACTGCTTCTATTCTATAGACAAAAGGACAATCCTCTTGTTTATACTCAGCCATAATACCCCCCTTATTTGTTACACAGCTGCAACTAAATCTTCATCACATCCGCATAGATTTTCTGTTGTACACTCACATGGATCGCAAGTGCAGTTTAAACATTCACAACATTTTTCTTTTTCGTCCATCCTAGTCCTTCTTTCTATTCATCGCTCGTCTTCGTTCAACATCTTGTTTTCGTTTATCCTTGACAAGACGTTTCGCAAACCTAGCAATAACACCCTTTTTCTTTTTTACTATATCAGAAATCTTACCACGTTCTGCATAAGAAAGTTCTGTACGAGATTTCTTTTTCAGTTTTGGAAAAAATCTTTTAACAATCATGTTGATTGCTGCTTTTCTTGCACGTTGATCGAGTTTACCCTTCGTTGCAGCTTTCTTCAATGCAATCTGTCTCTTGCGAATGAAACCAGGCTTTCTCGCTTGCAATTTCATTCTAATTGCCATTTTTCTTCGTTGTGCAGGAGTAAGTGCTTCGTAAAGTTCTAAATCAAAATCTTCATATTCATCAATTTCTTCTTTTACACCACTTACACCCATACCCTTTGCAACTGCATCGTAGAGTTTCTTACAATCTTTATCAGATACGCTTGCAGGGATTCCCATCTTAAAGACATCATAGTTTCCATCCGCAACTGCCGCTCTCATCTTGGATGCAGACATTCCTTCAACACCTTCAGCATCTGGATCACGCTCTCCAGCAGAAACCACTTTGATTTCGTCAAACTGATAGAATCCATGTTTGACATCTTCACCATTGTATCGGTTCAAGAGAGTATTGAAATCTGCAACTCTGTCACTTCCAACTACCATAACAACTCTTGAATATTTTTTCATGTCATGTAACTGAACAAGTGCTTCAAGTGCATTTCGTGCTTTTGATTTGATCATTGCAGAACGATGTTTCGGAAACATCAGTTTCATGAACATCATCTTTTGGTCATGACTCAAAGGGTTTTTCTTTTTGTCTTGTGAATGACTCATGAATACATAGTAATCACCTCTTTGTTTAGAGGCGGTATTCATCAACACTTTGAGAAGTTTTTCATGGCCGGTTGTTGGGGGGTTGAACCTGCCAAACGTGAATACCGCCGTTCCTCCCTTTTGTTCTTTTAAAAATTGTTCGTATGTTTTACTCATTTTGTCCAATTCTTTGCAGCATTAAAGTTAGCTCTTGAAAACTCAAGGCGGTCAACCAGTTTGACAGCATCACCCATTCGGTCAATTGCAACAAAACCCTCTGGTGCAGTCACACGATATCCATTGTCTGTGCGTATGAAAGTATCCATTGCACCTTTTGCTTTTTCAAGTTTGCGTATCACCATATTCTTGGCGTCCACCAACAAGTTCTGCATATCAAAGATGTTCTTGAAATTGACTCTGTTCTTGGTGATATAAGAAATCAACTCGTTCTTGTTCTTTGTCTTGATCTCTTTGTTCTTTTCTGTCTTTATCTTATCAATGTCTTTCTGCAACTTAGCATTGATATACTTTATCATCTCTCCTGTGTGTTTCGTTGTGTTTGAAATCTTCTGTCCTTCTCTGACCTTGACATTGTTGAATGTCTTTACCAAGATGAGAAGGTTGTTATCATTCATCAGTTCATTCATAAATGACGATTTCAGTTCACGAAACTTCTTACCAGCGGAAGATAGAACCTTTGTGATTGATGCAGTTTCCGCTTTGTTGAAATTGACTGTTCCAGAAGTGTCTCTGTAATCTGCATCTGTAAAATATACATCGTCCGTTTTTTTCAACCCACTTATATTCGCACCGAAAGTGGCTCGCATATCTTCAAGTTTCTCTCCTGAGTAAGTGGTATGCCAGACAATACCCATTTTCGCTTTTTTAATCTTATTAGAACTTTCTTTTGGAACTGCGTATACGATTGTGTTGGGCTGGAAGGTGAGATACGATTTACCATCTATTGTCTCCGTTGACAAATCATCTTGTGTGAATAACATATCACCTTGTAAAACATCTTTAATTCCTAACTTTGGTAAGTGCTTGAGTGCAACTTTAAGTTTAGAATTAAGTCCTGGCGATGAATGATTTGCATCAATGTCTGCATTTGTATAGTTGACTTTTGGATTCTTGTTAAAGACACCCTTAGTTCCTACAAAAAATCTTTTGTTCTCTGGATTGATTCCTGCAAAAACAGCAGGAGCTCCATCCCATTTAACAGTCACGTTTACACTTGACTTTGTACTTCCTGCAAGCATATCCCTCAATGATTGAAGGAAGTTGATTGCTGCTCGTGTTCCGTTGACTCCGTTATTCAACACCTCATCTTCAAGGTGTTCTAAATGTAAGTTCTTACCTTCTGCGCCTTCGGCAAGATACTCTGCGAATGTAATCATTCTTCTAATTTTTATTTTTTGTAGGTAGGGATAACGATATAATTATTTATAAGATCACGAAACTTTAGGTCCGTCATCTTCACCATTCTCTTCTATATCTTTTGCAACTTGCATCAGAGCATATGCAAATTCGTCTTTATTTGAATAAACGAATCCATGTGGCGCTTCTGTATTATGGAAGGTAGCAAGATTTCCAAAGTGATCTTCAACCACAAAATGAATTTCATTGCCTCTTGTGTGCATCGGTTCTGTGACACCGATACAATGTAGATGCACACCCAACTCTGGATGTGCATAATATCCACCTATTTTAATATCAAGTGCGTTCTTCTCATCACGGAAGTCCGCTAGATTGACAACCTTTTTAGGATCTCCACTCTTTTTGTTCATTCTCTATTTGCCTAATCAATTTAATTTCATCCTTCATTCGTTGTCTTTGTGCTGCTTCTCTTTTAAGTTTCTTTTTGAGAGAGGGTTTTACATAGTGAGATTTATCATTCACTGTCTTGATTATACCTTCATTCAAAACTGCGGATTTGAAACGAGACAAGGCTCGGTTAATGTTCTCGTTTGGTTTTACACGAACAGATATCATAACGACTCCTTAGAGGTTTATTTTATTTTAATAATTTATAAGACCAGTATATCAAGACAGTGACTATATGTCAAGTCATTAAATCGGAAACAATAAAAACAAACAAAAAACGATCATACTGTATGATAACATCAATTTTTTCATGCTAATCCCCATCTGTTTCCTCTCATTATATTTCTCTCTCTTTGTTCTAGGTCAAACCTATCCCTTGATTGAGAAAGATATTGGTGGACAGATAAAAATGTAACATCCATTTTGAAAGTATCAAACGTCAATGCGTTTTTTATTCTTGAGAGTAAGGAAGGTTTCCTTCCTTTTGATTGATAATTATGGAATGCTTCTTCAGCATCGGACAAGTTACGATACTCTGCTCGTAACCAAGGTACAATTTCTGGATCATGATCTCTCACTTGTGCATAAAAAGATTGTTCATCTAAAGCATGGGAGTGTGGGTTGAACACTCTGTTCCTTTCTTTTTTTAGAGATTGAAGAAGAGGCACTCCCTTTTTGTGCCTCTCCTGTTGTCTTGAAGACCAGTTATACTGTATATATTCTAATCAATATTTTCATGATATATTAATCGGTGATGATTAAAATTTAGACACAAACTTTGCAATATGTTGAGCAAAAGGAAGGAATAAAACTGCCATGAAAAGATTCACACCAGTATGAACCATTGCGATATGTTTTGTGATACCTGTTGGCATTCCATCTGATACAAGAAGTCCTGCAAGCCAGATAGTTCCAGTAGTTCCAATGTTAGCGCCAAGGACTGCACCAATCGCAGCTGGTAAAGGTAATGCACCACCAGCAACCAGACCAATGATTGCAGTTGTTGATAGTGATGAAGATTGCCAAAGAAGAGTCATAATGATTCCACCGAAAAACATATAGATTGGATTTCCAAGAAACCACTGAAGATGGTCAATATTTCCCATCGCTTTCATACCACCTGAGAACATTTTAAGACCAATGTAAAAAACAACCAAACCAATGAGTGTCTGAATAACAGGATTTGACAGTTCCATTTTTTGGACCCTTTTTATGAGTTTTGCTTTCTTTGATACTTTCATGCAAGTATATATTATTTTTTAAAGTCACATTGTTAGACAAATGTTAAAATTCAAGTTTTTATATATAAAAAGAAATCGCTAAGCGATGGAAAGGAAAAATGACGAGTTTAATCTCTCCAAAAGATTTTACCTCTGTCACCCACCAAATGAGATCCTTTTTTCTGGAAAAAGGATTTTTAGAAGTTCACACTCAAAATCGTCTATCTATTCTTGCTGCTTGTGAAGACCCGACAACAGTCACCACTTACGAGTATGCAGAAAAAATTTGGCCTCTTCCTCAAACTGGTCAGATGTGGTTAGAATACGAACTACTTACAAACCCATCACTTCCCGGCTGTTTCTGTGTCTCTACTTCTTATCGACAAGAAGAGAATCCTATAGATGGAAGACACGAACTCATCTTCCCAATGTTTGAGTTTGAAATGCCTGGAACCTTTGATGATTTGTTGCAAATGGAAAATGACCTTTGCAAGTTTCTTGGATTTAAGTGTGACCATGGCAGGGCACGACTCACGGAAGATTTCCCCGGCGGGAACTACTTGAGTATGTGCGGTAAGTATACAGCAGCTGACAACTTACTTACCGCTAAACATGAGTCAGATATGTATGATGAATACGGAGATGTTTTCTTCCTCACCCACTTCCCTTATAATACTTCACCATTCTGGAATATGAAAAAGTCACCTGTCAAGGGATCAACAGGCGATGATGTAGCACTAAAATGCGATGTCATAATGGGTGGTATGGAAACAATCGGTTCCGCTGAAAGAGCAGACGATGTGGATGAGATGAGAGAACAGTTTCATACAATATCTGATGGTGGTTATGCAAAATTGTTATATAACCTATTTGGTAAAGAACGAGTACTTAAAGAACTTGATGAGTTTCTACAACATGATTTTATTCCAAGATTTGGTGGTGGAATCGGTGTAACAAGAATGATTTCTGCTATGAAGAAAGCAAATCTCATTGATTGAGATAGGATTTGTAGTTCTTAATCTGTATGTTGCGTATTTGATATTGACAAGTTAATCTGACTCTGGGGTGGTGAAAATGGTAGACACGGCACGTTGTTTGCGTGTTGCACACTGTGGGCGACTAAGTGTGTATGTTGGTTCGAGTCCAACCCCCAGAGCCAAATTGAAACAAAGAGTGCAAGTTTTCATACATCAATTTAAAATTGATTTTCCTTTGTACGAAAATCTGAGCGGGTGACTAGTTCCGCCGGGTGAGATGGTGCAAAGTAGTCAATTTTACGACTCCCACTTCCAACACTCTTATTTCTTAAATTGGGTCTACTGGAATTTGAGTTTGTTGATCCATCAATTCTTGCATTTGTTTCTGCAACCATATCTGCGAACAACCATAAGAGATATTCCAAATAAGTCCATGAACTTCTGGGTTTGCTTGTCCAGTAGAATTACCTTGAACTTTTTCTTCAAACTCTTCTAGTTTAAACATCCTCTCAAATTCGTCAATAATACAAACACAAACTCCGTGAAGATTGTGTGGTAGAAATCTTTGTCTCAGATTTGGGTCATGAGACATTCTAGCAAAATAAACTGAAACCCAAAAATTTTTTCTATTTTCATCCCACGGAACAAGAACCTGTGACTTGACTTCTGAAGTTTTGTTATCTGTTTCTTGCTCTACAGCAGGAGTGCTTACAACCTTGGTTTCTTTAGTACAACCGAAACCAAACATCAGTAACATAACGAACATCATTACATAAAGTAACTTTTTCATGCTCGTATTTTTTCTTGGAAAGGGAGAGTAAGAAACTCCCCCTTACTCTCAATTATGATAAAACTATTTTTTGGAATAGATGCCCCATAGTACCCATACGGCAACTAAACCAACTAAGCCCTCACTTCCGAATTGTTTTACCAGTGCAACTACCGAACCTACAATGTCCAATCCTAAGAATGGAACAGCTGCACCAAAAATGACTTGTAGAACTACGCCTAAAGCAATGATTGCAAGACCTAATTCTGTGAGTTGGCGAATCCAACCCAACACTTTGTCTACCATATAAACCTCCATGATAGTTTAGAATGTAGTTATATTTATGTGTTTCGTAGTTCTTCCCATGATATCGGAAACAGTTCTTTACATTCATCGTTAATTAAATTTGCAACAATACGTGTTTCGTATTGTGCATCCTCGGCACACCTTAGATTGCAAACCCTAGCAAATGCATAAAGTGTACCACTCCAATACCACTCAGTCATCATACTTTGTGGTAAAATCATTCGTGCTTGTTCTGGTGCAACACCAGCTCCAATCATCAAATTGTAGTTAGAGAGTGCAACATTTTCTACTTGAGATTGTAATGCACCTGTTCTAATACTTCTGTTAATCCACTCAACATCTTTTTCACTTGACCCTTGTTTTTTATCTACTGGTCTGCCTCTCCATTTCTCTACGCCATAAAACTCAACTTCAGAGTCAACGTATCTGCGAGAGATTTCGTTCCACGTTAAACCAATCTGATGTTTAACAAGTTGTCTCGCCACAAAGATAGGTGCTTTGATATGGAACTGCACTGAACAATGGCCAAATGGCGACCAATGTCCATGTTTTGCGAGATATCGTATCAACTTAGTATCTTTTTCTGACATCTCAGATACAGTTTTACCAAAGGATACTCTTGCTGCATTGACCACTGTCAGGTCACTACCCATGTGGTCAACTACTCTTACTGACATTTCACTCATCTTAGTCCACTCCAATTCATGTCAGGGTCATCAAACATATCTTGTTGTTCTGAACGATACATCCGTTCAATTGCTTCATCAACCTTACGTTCATCAATCACATGATTTTCGCAAGTTTCAGGCAAACGTTTCTCCGATTTCTTTTTCTTGTCCATAAGTTTTTGTTTGTTCTAATTGTTTTTTAGATTGCAACCTGTCTCTCAGATCGCTCAACTTTTCACTTACCTGTTTTTTATGACTTTCTCTCTTATCTAAAAGATTGTCAATAATCTCATCCATGTCTATATTTAATTTAATTTTCTTTTCTTTCTTAACAGAACCTTTGTTTTCGAGAATGGTGACTCTATTGAGATAAGTTAGTTCAGAACCATCATAAGAACTTATCCTATGATCTGCGATGGTTGCTTTCAGTTTGACACAATCACCTTCATCAAACGACTCTCCCTTATAGTTATAGAACATCGCTTTTTGACCTTCACGATTTTCTAGGATGTGAACAGTATATTTGGGTCTTTGGACTCGTTTTAAAAGTTTCAGAAACAACTCTGTTTTTAACTTCTTTGGTCCCATGTATCCTGACATTATTTCTCCATCAGTTCATGATCTTCATCTTCTGCCATCATGAGGAACATCATTTCCTCTTTCTCATTTTGAGCAATCATTTCTTCAGTCAATCGAAAAGAAACTTGCTCGTCTGATTCAAAGTAACTTCTTGCTAACTCTGCAATATCTTCAGTCGCGGCTCTCAGATTTTCTCCACCCATCCAACGTGAAAGAACCATCGCAATCAAATGTTCTAATCTTTCTTCTTTCATAATCTCACTCCTGCATAACCACCATTTCCGACTATACTATCAAAATGTCTTTTGTTATCCAAACACCTTCTTGTTGATCTTGTTGTTGGTGTATGACCAGTAGACATCATCCTTCTCCACGACCTCATATCCATTTCATAGGCATCTGAACCTACGAGCTCTTTGGAGTCCCAAACAGTTGAACCAAATTTCTCCGAAACTTCATTTCGGAGTTTTTCTTCCAATCTTATCAAATCAAACCCGCTCAACATTCTACTCATAATACCACCTCATTATCTATGATTTCAAATTCCATATGTTCATCTTCTGGAACATCCAACCAACGCCAGTTATCACGGCGTTCATCATTCAAAGGAACCACACAAATCTTAGTAGAGAGAATTGAACTCTCACCACCATCAACTGTAATGATTTCCCAG